TTGATCTCCAAATGTATACCTTCCTTGTGAATTAGATTTTGAAAAATTCTGAGATAGTCCACTCTCAAAAGGACTTATTAAGTTTCCGGCGTCGTCAACAGGAAGATAGTTTCCTAACCCCGGACGAGCAAATTTTAAATTTATTGATCGACCTTTGGGATCATTTATGATTCCTTTTTCTATAGAATCCCACATAATTTTATTTTCACTTGTATATGGCGCTTGACCATATATAGTTTCCCACCAAGTTGGTTTTATTGAAAATCCTTGCATTTCCCAAGGATGCGAATGTGGTCTATCTGTATCAAAGAAATATTTGTAAACACCTCTCCAATACCCGTATAAAAATTCTATACCATTTGGTGCCATAGATTTATTATAATTGTAAGTAAATGGATCACCATCAATCCATTGATATCTAGGTGTTAAGTCGCCAGGAACAGTATAAGAAGGAGAATTAAAATCAAATTCAGGAACAGAATTCCATCTTAAAAACTCAGTAATTAATATATCATTAATTTCTGATTTTGTAAAATCAGTTCGACGATAATAACCAGTTAATACATCATTTATGTCAAAAATATCTGGATCATAATTCACTCTAACATTATTAAAAATTCTTTTTTCAATTTCTAAAATAACATCGTCTCTATAATCTCCATATGCTGTAAAAATACTACCATCGTGTCCTTGGATTACTGTTATCGATGCTGCTGCTGGAGATTCGGTTCCATCAAAGTTTTGAACAATAGTTCTATGTGTATCATCTATATAAATCATAGGTTCATATAAGGGATATAAACCTAATTTAGAAGGAGTTAAAGGAACATAACAACCGTCTGTACTTGCATAATCCTTAATTAAAACTTGATCTCCAACGGATAATGTTGAAGTTATAGTTACAAAAGCATCAGTCGTATCAAATGTATAATCTTTATCATATATTAATTGCTCTTCATTTACATAGATTAAAATCGACCTTTTTGTTTGTGTTTTTGGATTGAATATACTATCAATGATAAAAACTGGAAAACGTGGATCATCAACTGTATATTGTCTTACTGACGCTGCTCCAAAAGGAACCATATCAGAATAATAAAAAGGTGATTTTTCTAAATATTTAGATTGTGAATAAGAAAGTAAAACCTGATCTGCTATTTCTCTAGGTGTTCCATCAAATCCTTTTGTCTCTAATCTAAATATTGTATCTTTTTTAAATTGAGTATATTCTTTACTTGCCCATTGTAAAGTTTTAACAATATTAACATTCTTATCAATCATTAAAAAGGCAGATAAACTCAAAGGCCCAGAATGTTGCATAAATTTGCGACCAAGATTAGAAACATTTCCTAATTCTGATAAATTACCGAGGCCAGGATAGTTTCCTGAAAAACCAGAAGAATTCTCAACTATACTTCTAACATGATCAATAGATTCTCCGAAGGTAAAATTGTCAACTGTTTTATTGAAAGGATTGTTTTGCCAATTGAGGGGGATTTCATAATACCCCTTAAGATTTTTATTTGAGATTGATCTTATTTTATAAACAACTTTATCTCCTGCTGCTAAAGGAGTTCCAAAATTAATATATGCAATTCCTTCAGTTACACCAAGATTTAAATCAGATCTTTTAATATCATTAACATAAACACGAATTCTATAATCAACTTTTGTTCTTACATCAGGAACAACTATAGTTCCTTCACGATATAAAGTTTGATTATTATAATATTTTGGAAATACAGAACCGGAAGATAATTGTGTCCAATACATTAAGTCTGTTGGACTCGCTGTATTATTATCAACATTAGAAACATAAAGATACAAACCGTAACTTACAATATCTTTATTATTGTAAACTACAGTCATTTTCATATTATTAAAATTACTAACATTATTAGTGTTTATAAGTTTCCAATTATTAGTATCAGTTACACCAATTGATATATTATTTCTTAAAGCAATATAATAAGAACTTCCTAATTTAATAACATCATTTATGACATATTGTTGATTGCTACTATATTGTCCTTTAAAAAATCCATTAACTGTATTATATTCTCCTCTAAATTGTGACTGTCCCTTTATTAAAATTTTCCAATAAATTATATCTGTTGGATAATAATGATCTATATTATCTTGTATTGCAATATATACAGATCCCTTATAACTAATAATGTCGTCTACAAAATAACTATCTATTAAATTAAATTCACCTTTGTATATATACCCCGTAAATAATAATTTCCAATAATTTGTATTTTGGGGAGTCACTTGAGCAGAATTACCCATAATATCTTCAAGAGCTATGTAAAAGAAATTATTATATAAAACAATATCTCTTTGATGATAATTTGATCCAATTCCTTTCCAAATTCCTTGATAAGATGTGTTATAATTGAAAGGTAACCAATAATCAGTATTAGTTAAATCTCTTCCTAAATTATCTTGAATAGAAATATAAAATTGATTCGTTGATAATATTTGATTAGCTTGTTCTAAAGCATAAAGTAATTGTGCATCATCATATACATCTATCGGAACACTACTAGTTGCAGACTCAACTTTTAAAACCCTAACAACATTTTGTTCAGTTTTTCTATCTGTTTCTATCCAACCATTTTTATATTCAAACGCATTGTTAAGATTCCACTTTCGAAGAAATGCTTGATATGCATTTAATGTAACTACACTTTTATTTAATGTGTATTTCCATGTATCTTTTTCTAAACTAAATTCAAATTCAATATCACCCACATTATCTATAGAACGATAAACTAAAGGAAATCCAAGTTCAGAATCATTTATTCCTGTACCTGTTTGATAGTTGAAGATTTTAGTTCCTTTAAAATTATTATAAGGATATACAGTTGTATCAGAATAACTAACAAAATTTTCATCAAAAAGATCAAACAATGGTGCTTGATTTATTGCTGTTTTCTTTTGTGCTTGTGCCCAAGTTCCATTCAAATAATAAAAGGAAGATCCCATATATGAATTTCCTTTGGTGATGTAAACTATTTCACCTTCGACAGGATCAGTATCTGGTACTTCTTGTAATGTTAATTGTTGTTTTCTTCTAGTAACTCCTGACCCAACAACAGAAACCTTCATTGTAAGATTAGTAGAATCAATTAAAGTAACTGCTGAGCCATTTGCTGTTAATCCTACAGAAAATGATGTTGAAGTAAAATTAGTTTTAAGAATATAATATACTGTTGAAGGAGATAATCCTCCAATTAAATTTCCAGAAAATTTTACAGTCATACCTGGTTTTAAAGTATTAGTGTCGGGAACAGTAATTATATCTTTAGTAGATTGATCAGAGTTAACTATATGGGCTGTAGAAATAACAACAATGTCCTGATTAGAAGACTCATAAACATTTTGTATTTGTTGAACTTCAAATATTTTTCCTTTAACTAAAATATCATTATCTGCTAAAAATAATACTCGATAACCCGGAAGGAGTTCTATACCATCTATAAAATAACCTGTACTACCTTCGATTAATGAAAATACGTCTGTTGTTACTGTATCAACTAAATCAATATCTGCTTTTGAAAAATAGCCATGATTATATAATTTTAAATCAGGTTCAAATTCAATGATAGGACGAAGAGCTCGAGTTGTTTGATCTAATAAAGGTATTGTACCATTTGCTGTTGCAGAAATTTCAATTACTGATCGATGAAACCATCTATTAGTTCTAGACCAATTATTTCTATCTCTAGATGCCCTGTTAATAACCAAATAATCTTTTTCAAGAGGATAATTGTCTGCGTTTTCCCAAGGTAATGTGTCAAATCCTTGATCGTCAAATGGAATATCAATATTTGAAATAAAGGTTGCAGGAGACTCTAGATCTTTTTTGTTTATTAAAACAATTCTACTTCCAACTCCTTCAACATACCATTGTCCAGATGCATATTTTGTAGGAGTTACTTGTCCTGAAAATTGCACAACAAGCCCATTAATAAATTGAATACCATCACTAGTTGTAAAATTTATTTTTCCTACTATTTCTTTTTCAACATCAAGAAAAGCAGCATCTTTAATATCTTTAATATTAATAATTCCCACTGTCTCATCAAGAACACCGTTATTTTCTCTCACAGTATTATCAACGTAATAAAGCATATCAGGTGCTTCATATGGTACTGTAAAAGTTAATATTCCTTTTTCAACATTTCTTGCACTAACACCAATGTCATAGAAATAACTATCGCCTGATTCATTTTGTGTCTTAATTGAAAACAAAGTATTAGGTGCATTAATATTAAATGTATATGTTACTCCTCTATAAAGAGTTAATGCAGGATTTGCTGTTAAACCATCTGGAGTAAAAATATAAACAATATTATTATCCTCAAATTGTGATGTAACAGAATACTCAGAAACTATATTTTCTAAATGTCCATATACTGTAATTGGATCCGGTCCTGACGGTAACCAAAAATATTCTCGATAATTTACAAACTTATCCCAATCAATATGTGGATCCCAAGTATATGCTTCTTGTTTATTAAGTTTACTATGATTAGATACGTTAGCTCCAAAATACTTAAGGCTGTTAATATAATCAATGTAATCACCAAACCAATTAATATTACCTGTTACAGAATCCTGATTAATAAATGCAGGTTCTAATTGATAATATTGTCTTGGTGTTGATGTTTCTTCTATATAATTGTCATCAAAAGAATAATTAGGAATGTCTCTACGACCAATATAAGAACTAATTCGAGTTAATGTTCCTGGTTGTGTTACAACATCAACTGTTCCTCCAAGAAATTTTTTATTAGAATTACTTCTAAAAAAGTTTGGAAGAAGATTACTATTTTGTCTTTTATTGTTAGAACCTATCGGCAACGGTGATTCATTGTAGTCTTGTTGTGCCATTTAACTCTAAATCTCCAATTATAATGAACTTGATATGCTTTGTAAGTTCGTTGTATTAATGTTATAAGTATCAGAAGTTACAATATATCCCTGTGCTTTAATTCTAGATGCAGTAATTGCATCAACAATTTGTATATCATTAACTGTTGCTCCGCTAATAAAAATTTCATTTGGCTGAGATGTTATTTGTTGTAAACTTCCATAAACTTGATCACTGTTAGTAGGAACAATTAAAAAAGTTGTAATATAAGGAACAAGTTGATTTACTATATAAGTTGCCATTTCTGTAAAATAAAAAGTATCACCAAAATCCCAATTATCAAGGCTAAAATATTGATTGATTGCTACTATAATTCTAGATTTAACATCGTTATCCGTAATAACTTGTTCTCCGTTTTTAACAACTATAAAACTTGCCTGTAAATTAGTAGAGGCCGCAGATCCAAATAATACTCTATATTTTACAGGATGATAAATTATTTCATCACTAATACTTTTGATTTGATCTAATTTTCCGCCATATGTAATCTTAAGATCCGTTGAACTAAGTGGAAGAGGTTCTGTATCTAAATTTCCTGCTATCCAATTTCTATAATCTAAATCATATGCCTTTGTTAATATATATGTATCCATAATATTGCTTGCACTAGGATCAATTCTATAACTTTGATCTGCATTGTGCAAATAATAGAAATTAATATTTGCTCTTCCTATTGCTGCATAATAATCAGTTGTAATAACTAATTCTTGAAGACTTGAATTATATATTTTAACTATGTCAGACATATAAAAATAAAATAATTGTCCATTTGTATAAGAACTCAATGAGGAAATTGAATTTTCTGAGTCAAAAATAAGAAACATATTATTAGTGTTTTCAATGTAACGATAATCTTCTACATATGCTTCTGTAATATATTTTTCAAAAAATACATATCGATTTGGATTAGAAATTGACGGATCTACAATAATATCAAATTGATCCGGATTATCTGCAACACCATCTGAATTTATATCTGATAAAGTTATTTTTATTGTTCTACTACTTGCATATCCATCAACTTCAGTTGTAACTCCAATTATATTAAAAATATAATCTTGTCCTAAAGATGTTGATGTATTAGGAAGGGTATTAAATTTCAATACATTGACAACATCTTTTTTTACTTTTCCTGTATTTGAATCATAAATTTTTCTAGTTCCATCAAAATAAAATCTATTTTCAAGTATAGAAGAAAAGAAATATTCGAGACCTCTATATGTAACAGTATATGTTGTTCCATCTGTTTCAAAAGCAACTAACCAACTAGCATCTAATTTAGATCCCGTATTATCTCCAGACTTACCAAGACTCCACGGATTTAATAGATCTAAATTTCTATCATAAACTATTTGCCATGCTCTAGTAGAAATATCATATCTTAATCCAAAATTTTTATTATTAAATACAAGTTCTACGGCAACTGATAATGTGTCTGTTGGAAAAACACTATTAAACTTAGGAATAACTTGATTAATAATTGCTGTAGAAGGAATGATTTTATCAAACACAATAGGACCATATCCAGATGATAATACTCCTAATCCAGTAGCAGTACCATCTCCTACTACTGCTACAACTTTTGTCCAAATTCTATCAATTGTAGTTGACGATGCAGTTGTTGTTAATGTACCAGATTGAGTAAAATAAAATCCTGACGGTGGAATAAATTTAATTAATGCACCAGGTTCTAAATATTTTAAACTATTTTCAGTATAAGATCCTACCTTAAATGGTGTTGTAGTATCTGATGTACTAGTAACATATCCAGTACTTTCACTTACTGCTGTTGTTACTTGAGTAAATGCAATAGTAATATCTGGCAAAATTATCTTAGTATAATTTTCATAATAAAAGTCTCTCATTGATTCCGCTTCTAATAACGGTTGTACTTGATTCATTAAAATTGAATCTATTTGAGTTCGACTATTAAATGTAAAGGTAAAATTATTTTCTGTTTGTTCTCTATAAATGATTCCATCTGTACAAAAAATATTAATAGAACTATATTTTCCACTAGCATCAATTAAATCAAAATTTCTACTGATTCCACTAGCAGTTCTATTAATTGTTTTAACTTTTGCAATTGTTTGACTTACACTAAGAGGAGCTAAATTATAATCCTCTCCTGTGATCATTCTATTCTGTGTATAATATGTTAAAGGTGCATTAGTTTTAATTTCAGTAAGACTCTCTGCGGCAGAGGCTGTAGTTACTGTATTTTTAAGAGATAATGTAATTGTTAAAGATTCACCCGATCCTGTTTTAGAAGTATAAGGAATTGTTATTACAACACCAGCCATATCCTTAGGATTAATATAATAAGTTTGTCCATTTGAAACTCTATAATATGTTCTAAAACTACCTTTAGGTAGATTACCAAAGATACCATCAGCAAATAATAAAGAAACAGCATCGCTTGCTTTGGTTTGTACTTGATATATATTTCTAATTGTTTTATCAAGACTATTATAAATGATATTATTTCCTGTAATAGAAGGAACCTTTGTCCATAATGTTTGTTCATTATTAGAAGAATCTAAACTGTATAACCAGAGATCATTATCATTAATATTGATATCAGTAATATCTACAATTTCATTAGTTGTAGGACTATTCATTTTAAATTCTTTATACAAAAGTGTACCTTGTCTAAAATGTAGGAACCAACCAGTATTAACACTCCCATAACCTTTATAATCATTTCTATAAATGAAAGAAAATTTATTTCCTCTTAATGGAGCATCTTCAACAATATATCCATTTGAAATAATTGTACTTGGAATTTCAAAAGGTAATGTTACTCCATTTACAGCTTTACTAAAATTAAATAATGGAATTCCTGAATTATTAGAATTAAATTTATATTGCTCAGTTTGTATATTTCCTATTACACTCTGAGATATTGGCGTGCCAAAATTATTTTCAGCAACCATAGCAGAATCCATAATTCTTGTAATCTGATCTAACCAATTATTATTAGTTGGATCATTCCAAACTACTACTAGACCTGATAAATTTCTACCATTAGCATCTATAATTTCTTCTGTTGTAGTAATACTGTCTATTTTTAATAATCCATTTGCACAAACGTTTCTAGAAGGATTATAACTAATTAATTGTGCTAATCTTAAAACACTTTCTTGACGTTCTGCAAGTTCTAAAAAGTTTTCTCTAGCATTTAAATCAATACGAAAAGATAGACTTTGACCTAAAAAACAAAGAAGATCAATCAAGGCAAGGTATTCACTAGATTCAATATAATCATTAAAGTCTTCAGGATATTTTTCCCTAAGATATTGAATCATTACACGGCGTAAATTTTCAAAATCATAACTTGTGAAATCAGCATTGCTGAATTTTTGATATATTTTTTTCCAATCTTCGGCTAGAAAAAGATTCTGTTGACGTCCGGTTGTTGACATTGAATTAACTACCTTGTTTTCTTTATTTATTATTGAAAATATGTGGGTGTTTAATTAGAACTTATACCGTTTGCTTGATCAAATTTAAATTGCAAGGTTTCTTGTATATTGTATGGCAAATATATAAGTGTTACTTCTATCTGTATAGCATTGTCTACTTGTGTTACAGTACTTTTTACAACTTGAGTACGAGGATCTGCATTAACAATTGCCGATACATCAGTAACTATAGCCTGTTTTAGACCATCTGTTAATGGCTCATAGAGTGCATCCCATATAATAGTTCCAAATTCAGGATTCTCAAGTTTTTCTCCCTTACGAATATGAAAATTATTAATAAGATCTTGTTTAATTAATTCTAAATCATATAAAACAGTGTTTTCAATCGTAGTACTTACTGTACTAAAACCTCTATAAGTTCTAGACGTTAACGGTAATTGTTGACCTTCAGTAGTAGTTGGTCCTAATCTTATATTCTCAAAACCTACAGTAGACATATTATTAATTATCCTTTATTTTGGATTAGTTCCACTGCCTACTTGCTGACTAGGAACTAATGGTGGTGTAGTAGGACCAACTGATACTGATCCAGATCCTGACGGACTGGAACCAGAAGAGCTAGGAGAAGTTGGATACGATGGTCCACCGCCTGAATTAATTCCAGCACTTTGTAACATTCTTTCTACTCTTCCTTTTTTTGATCCGATAAACTGTCTAAGACCTCTTTTAGTTATTGGACCATTAGGATATTCTCTCCATCCAGGATTTGCAGCCCATGCTTTACCACCTGTGGGGTAGATTTCTTGTCCTTCTGGAATTTTCATTTTTGCAGGAGCAGCAATAGACAGATATATTTGTTCTACTCCTTGTGGATTACCATTCTTTTGAAAATATTTTTCTACATAATCTAATTGTTGTGCTCTAGTCATAGATCTTAATGCACCAGTAGTGGTTCCAACCGATGCTGCCGCAGAATTTCCAAACTGAATCAATCCAGTATATCCATATCTATTTTGAATACTTGGATTCATAGTAAATCCGGCCTCGGCAGCAAATACTGATAATAATTCTGCTAATGTACATCCATGTCTTTGTGCAATTTGTTGTGCTTTAGATAAGAATTCTCTATCTTTTGTCCAATTTGGTGGATAGTCATCGGTATAATTGCTATCTAATGGTTTTGAATTGTAGGAATTTGCTAAATTTGGAGCATCATGTCTTGAATATTTTGATGTATCTGGTCTTCCTCCAGAATATCCGCCATAACTATTTGAAATTCCATC